TGTGTTCGTTAAAGACACTTTGCAGGATTGCCTGTCAGCTATAGAACTTGAAATTAAAGATTCCACGACCCGCCTACTTGTGACCCCATCGCTTGAATTGTCGTTGCCCGCCAAATTGGTTAGCCGAACATTGGTGGTTGGTAACCGTGAGCTGATCAGGTGGACATCGCTTGCGCGTAACGCGATACTTGAAGGCAAGGTTGCACATGACGGGTCAACCCTTTTGGCTCAGCATGTCGGGCGCGCCGTATCGGTCAAGGTGCAGGGCGCGGTCAGTTTGTCATCGATCAGGTCGCCAGGCCCAATCGAGTTGTGCAGGTGTTTAGTGTGGGTTTTGGCTATGGCTTCAAAACCTGTCACGACTCGAAAACCTTTAATCTTTGTTGCTAACGGCTAACCTAATTTCGGGTTGCTCGCGCGCTTACGCTTTCTCGGTTCAGGCGCGCGAGAACCTGACACACTTTGCTGGCTTTAATGTGTAACAATTAGCGCATGGGATTATTCCAAACAACAAAACAGAAACCGCTGGCCGCCGCAGCTGGTAGTGCAAACAACTTGCAACAAATCGGTGATTACTACATTTACACCCAAGGCGAATTATTTAACCGCGCGATGAGCGTTCCCGCATACGCTCGCGCGCTGGGTCTGATCGGGTCAGTAATTGGCGGCATGAAGCTTCGAATGTATAACGAAGTTTGGAACAACACCGAACGACATATGCAACCCGTGTATCTTGCGCCCAGGTCGTGGCTTCGCAGAATAAACCCACAAACCACAAACAATTTCATACTGTCATGGACAGTCGCGGATTTATTCACATATGGTCGGGCGTTTTGGTTTATAAGTAGCAGGGATTCAACGGGCTACCCAAATGCGTTTAGCCGCCTGCCAGCATGGATGATCACAAGCACCGATCAGGTACAAAACATTTGGTTCAGTAAAGCAAACAATTTGTTTTTCAACGGTGTCGCAATAGACCCAAACGATGTTGTGCAATTTCTTAGCGGTAATGAAGGCATTGTTTACGCAAGCGCAAAAACTATTGGAACCGCAATCAAGATTGAAGAAGCACGATTCAGAAACGCCAGTAGCGCAATACCAGCAGGAATTTTGCAGGTGCAACAAAACTCGGAATCCATGAGCCAGGAAGATTTACAGGAATTAGCGCAAACATTTAACGCCGCTCGGATGACAAATACGATTGCGGCCCTGTCGCCTGAAGTGCATTATCAGGAACTAATGACTAGCCCTGACAAAATGCTGTTGATTGATAGCGCGACATTTAGCGCGCAAGAACTATCTAGAGCGTGTGGAATCCCCGCCTACTTGCTTAATCTTTCAGTGGGTTCATACGCCTATACGAACAGCGTTGAAGCCCGTCAGGATTTGTGGTCGTTCGCTTGTAAACAGATTGCGGAATGTATATCGCAAACCCTGTCCATGAATCAGATATTGCCGAACGGAACCTTTGTCGAATTTGATGTTCAAGATTTCATTGATGGTGACATCATGCGGCAGGATACACGCGAAGATGATCTAGCTGATGTAGAGTCGCCATCATGATCAGATATACCCCCACTCAAACGATCTCGGTAGATGCCGCCGCCAGCGATGGCGCGGCTAGCCGAACTATTAGCGGAATCGCAGTCGAATTTAATGTTGTGGCAACAGTCAATGACGGGCAACAGGTCATGTTCAAGCCTGGTTCGTTACCTGTTGACGGCAGAAACCCGAAACTATACATGCAACATGACCCCATGAAAATTATTGGCCAGGTCACCGAACGACTCAGCACCGATGAAGCAATGCTATTTACAGCCAAAATATCAGCAACCGAACTAGGAAATGAAGCGTTGGTTTTAATGTCCGATGGCACCCTTTCAGAAGTATCCGTTGGCGTGGATGTGCAAAAATTTAGTTACGACAAAAACGGCGTAATGGTAATTGAGCAGGCCAGCTTCAATGAATTATCGGTAGTCAGCCAGCCAGCTTTCAGCGGTGCAGTAATAACCGATGTGGCGGCCAGCATCCCACAAACAGAACCCGAAATAGAGTTAAATAAAGATATACCTAACCAGGAGAAAACAATCATGGAAGAATCACCAGTAGTCGAAGCAGCATCAACAGTAGAAAAACTGTGGGCTAAACCACGACAAGAATTCAAAGTTCCTACAGCCGCGCAGTATTTGTCGGCGTATGTAAATAATCCGATCAAGTTTGCCGAGTATCGCGAAGGCATCAAAGCCGCCGCACCTTCCGCGCCATACATTGACACCGAATCAAACCCTGGTATTTTGCCAGAAATAATTGTTCAAAGTATCTATAACAATTTTGTGGGTATGCGGCCTGTAGTTGATGCGTTCGGGGCTCGCCCAATGCCAACAGGTGGACAGATTTTTATTCGCCCAGCTGTATCACAAAATGTTTCAATGGCTGTTCAATCGGCACAAAACGCAACACTTCAAGCTGGTACATATCAGATTGATAAATTGTCGGTCACAAAGCAAACTTACGGTGGATATGTTCAGATCAGCGAACAGGACATCATGTTTACTACACCCGAAATTTTGGGTTCGTTACTTGATGACATGGGCCGAATCTACGCAAACACAACAGACAATGTTGCCGCCGATGCGCTAGTAGCTGGCGCGACAGTAACCAATTCATTTGGTGACACTTCACTTCCTGAAGATTGGGTTGGTTGGATTGGTCAATCATCGCAAACGATTCTTACAAATTCGAATGGCAACTTGCCAAACGCTTTGTTTGTTTCACCTAAGTATTGGGGCGTGCTAATCGGTCTTGCCGATACAACAGGGCGACCATTGTTCCCGAACCTGGGGCCAATGAACGCGCTCGGCGATTTAACACCGTCATTTGGTCAAGGCATGGCATTTGGTTTGAATGTTGTGGTTGATCGTAACTTCACCGATGAAACAATCATTCTTGGTTGTGCTGGTACTTCGCCAGGTAACCCAACGGGTGCAGGTTTCGAGTGCTACGAATTGCCACAAGGCGCAATCAGTATTGATGTACCTTCACAACTTGCGCGCACACTTGCGTTCAGGGGCCAGTTTGCTACCTTAATGATTGATTCAGACAAATTCGTTAAAGCTAACGGCTTACCATAATCTAAAGGCGGCCTGATCGCCATGACAATTTATGATGTAACCGCTAAACAGCTGTTAGATAACTACGCCTGTTTACAAACATTAGAGAACGCTTCGTTTGAAGTTGGTCAAGATATAACGGTTGCCAGTATTGGCGCGCCGTTTAACGGAACCTTTCAAATATATTCTGTTCCTGAATTTTTGTATGTTGGCGTAAACGAACAAGGGTTCCCTGCATACGATTACAACATCCCGCGAAATAACCAGGTGCTTTACGCATGCACAGGAACCGATGTTCAATTATTGCCATCAGGCGGCACAATCGAATATGGCCCTGTTTGCACATGGATTGATGATCAAGACATACAGGATTGGTTGGGAATCCCCGTAGCTAGCGCCGCCGATGAAGCCTTCCTGATTATTTGTGCGGCGGCAGCTAACGCATTTTGTTATCTTCGAAGGGCAGAAAATAATTATTTTGACCAACTAGCAACAGCCCCAACCGAAGCGGTAAAACTAGGTACCGTAATGTATGGCGGGGCGATCTATCGCCAACGCGGTTCAGCGGGTTCAGACTTTGCGACATTTGACGGAATGGGAACCCCAGCCACAAACGGGTTATCCCCAATGGTTAAACAATTACTGGGGATTAACCGCGCTGTGGTTGCCTGATGCCTGCCGTTTACGCCGATCTATTTAACACCGCGTTAGATGACCTAACGACATTTCTAGAAACAACAGTTGGCCTACAAGTAGTCAATGACCCGCGAAACATCGTTCCCCCGTGTGCGATGATCTCGGCGTGCAGCTTCGAAGCATGGAACAGCCAGGTGGCAGATATGACATTTCCTGTCACGCTAATAACGCTCGGCCCAGCGAATCTAGATGCCATGCGATCATTGCTAAACATGTGCGCGCTGGTACTAAACCATAATGTGGCAGTAACTTCAGGCAGACCCACAACTCTTGAAGTAGGAAGCGCGATCTATCCCGCCTACGAACTAATCATCAAATTGACCGCAAAAACATAATCCACATAAAGCAAACAAAATTGTGATAAACCTATAACACTACGAAAGGTCAAAAACTATGGCTATTACTTATCAGGCAACACCAACATTCACCGTTGACGGTGTAGACCTAAGCGCATGGGTTACAGCTGGCGCGGTAACGCACACATTCGAGAATCTTGATGCCACAACTTACGCGGTTGACTATCGCACATTTCAGCCAGGGCTTCAATCCAATTCTGCAACGATTACTTTATTTTTGGATTATGCCGCCGCCGCAACTTACGCAACATTAGCCCCGCTTGTAGGAACACAAGTCACGATTGTATTTCAACCAGCATCAGGCGCACAATCAGCGACAAACCCAGGATTCGAGCTAACAGATACCCTGTTCAGCGTGCTACCTGTGATCAACGAAACCTTAGGAACCCTTAGCCAGGTTGATTTGGAATTCGTTGGCGGGTCTTACGCAGCCCTAGATTAAATAACGGTCACTTGACCGAGAAAGTGAACTAATGAAAATTGGCTTGATAGTTGACATGCAAAACGGCGAACCCGCGCAAACACTATTTACAAATATG